ACTCAACTTCCACCATCAGTATCTGTTGGAAGTAGTATTGGAATTGGAACAGAAACAATGTCAGTATTGGAAGTATTTGAAAATTCCAATATACTTAGAGTATCCAGGGGATCAACTGGAATATCTCATACTGCAACTTCACAAATAACCTTTATTCCCAATTCATTTACAATTTCTCAAAATATAGATTATTTTGAGTCTAAAGTTAACAATAAAGTATATTTTAATCCAAAAAAATCTGTAGGTGTTGGGACTACAAGTGGAATTACAAATTCAATAACTTTACAATTTGGGGATTCTACTATTACAAGAAATATTCCAACACAAGGGATTTATATTGAAAATCATCCATTTACAAATAATCAACAAGTTATTTTTACAACTAGTGGTTCAAATATTGCAATTTCAACTTCACCAACTGGAAGTCTATTTAATTTGCCACAAAATGTATACTTAACAAGTAAGAATAAAAATACTATTGGAATCAAGACTACTCTTAGTTCATCCGAAGTATTCTTCATTACGAATGGAAGTGACAATGAGAGGTATTCATTTGAAAGCGTATATACTCAAAAACTAGGAAAAGTTCAAAAAATTAAATCTACAGTTTCAGTTTCAACATACCACGAATTAACTGCTGGAGATATTGTTAGTTTAAATGTTAAACCGAATCTTTCAGTTGGTATTGGAACTTCAACTTCAATTTATGTTAAGAGGGATGCAACTACTGGAAATATTTTAATTAATCCTATTACATTTAATTCCACTGGAATTAATACAACAACCAATACAATCACAATTAATTCACACAATTTAAATACTGGAGATAAGGTTTTATATTCTGCAAACTTAGTCGCATCTGGATTGTCAACAGGATCTTATTATGCATATAAAGTTGATGATAACAATATCAAACTTTCAAAAACTTATATTGATGTTAATACTATTCCACCTGTTGTAGTAAGTATTGCTAGTACTGGTGGATCAAATCAAAGCATTTCATTAATAAACCCACAAATTGAAACAATTAAAAATAACAATGTAGTATTTAATTTATCGGATAGTTCACTTTCTGGTTATAATTTCAAAATATATTATGACCAAAACTTTAATAATGAATTTGTTTCTACTGGAGCAACAAGTGGATTTACACTTTCTGGTGTAGGAACTATTGGAAATTCTACTAACGCTTCACTTACTATTAATTATGATTCTAATTTGCCAAATAAATTATATTACAATTTGGAAAAATCTGGATATATTAGTATTTCTGATGTAGAAGTAAATAATTATTCAGAAATATTATTTAAAGATAGTTATTATAATTCAGATTATGTTATTTCAGGTATTGGGCAAACTACATTTAATATTTCCTTAAATAAAATTCCAGAAAAGTTAAACTATTCTCAAAATGAATGTGATGCTTTAGAATATTCTACCAGCTCCATATCAGAAAAAGGATCTATTAATAAAATCAATATTATCTCTGGTGGAGTGGGATATAAAAAACTTCCTGTATTTGTAGGATCTGACTCTATTGAGGGGAAAGATGCTTATATTATTGCAAAATCATCAACAATAGGTAATGTAAAAGAAGTCCGAATTATTAACGATGAATTTGAATATTCTTCGGATAAAACTTTACAACCAACTGCATTTATATCACCCATAATTACAATAAAAAATTCAAATACGATAGATAGTATTTCAGTTACTGATGGTGGGAAGGGATATACTAATCCACCATCAATTGTAGTTGTAGATACAAATACTGGAGAAAAAATTGATAGTGGAATTTTAGAATCAGTATTATCAGGAAATTCAATATCTTCAGTAAATATTATAAGTGAACCAAAAGGTCTTCCAGAAACAACAGTACATTTATTTGCAACTAATAACACGAATGGAATTAGTATTCAAAAAGTGGAGTCTTCCTCTAGTGGAATTTTTACTTGTTTCATTACTACACCAGTACTTGGTTTCTCAACAACCAATTTACCATTCACTGTAGGTGATAAAGTATTTGTGGAAGGTATTCAAAACATTGGTGTTGGTGGATCTGGATTTAATTCAGAAGAGTATGGATATCAGTTTTTTACCGTTAGTGGATATTATACAGGTGTTCTTGATAAGGTTGTACTTGATCTTGGTTCTATTGGATTAACAACAAATACTGGGATAGCAAAAACAATTCAAGATTCAGTTGCAAATATTGTAAATATTACTGATTATCCAACTTTTGAAGTTATTCAAAAATCATCGTCATTTATTATTGGTGAAAATATTATTTCAGATGGTATTGAAAGGGATTTGATTATTACTGATTATAATAATTCATTCATTAAAGTACTTGGATCCTATGAATTATCCGTTGGAGAAGTCATAAAAGGTAAAGAATCTGGGAATATTGCATCTATAGATTCAATTAAAGATAATTTTGGAAGATTTAAGATTAATTATTCTATTAGAAAAGATCTTGGATGGGTTGATGATATTGGAAAACTTGATTATGATGATCAAGTAATTCCAAATAATGATTATTATCAAAATCTATCTTACACTGTAAAGAGTCCTATTACATATCAAAATTTAAAGACTCCTGTAAATAGTTTACTTCATACCAGTGGATTAAAAAACTTTGCAGATACTGGAATTACATCAACCGCAACTTCCGGAATTTCTTCATCAAATGCTACAACAATAATTTGTGACATAATTGAAGAAAATAGAGTGGACACCATTTATGATTTTGATTTAGTAGTAGATATCGATACTGTTGGAACCTCTTCTAAATTCTTAAAATTAAAAAATAAAAAACTTACTGATTATATTCAATCTAGAACTAATGTAGTTCTATCGATAGATGACATAAGCAGACAGTTTTCCAACTTAAACAGGGAACCAAGTAATTTCTTAAATGTTATTAAATTAACTTCTGGAGTATCTTATTACAACTTATTAATAAGAATTTCTAGCTCCAATAATTCCCAAATTCAACTAACAGAATTAGTTTTATTAAATGATGGTACGGACAATTTCTTATTGAACAAGGGAACATTAGTTAACGTAGGATCTGGACTTACACATACTTCTGGAGAAGAGATTGGATCATTCTCAATATATGTGGATAATTTGAATGATAGTTATTTGCAGTTTACACCTGTTGACCCATATAATATTGATTATGATTTAAAATTAATTACTAACGAATTTAATTCATCTTCTACTGGAGTTGGAACTACATCTATTGGTTTTGTTAATTTAACTGGATCTTATATTAATGCAGCGTCTGGAATAATAACATCTATTATATCTTTAGACGCTAATAAGTTTAATTCACTTTATGTTAATACTCAAGTTATCAATAACACAACAAATGATATGAATTTTGTTGAGTTATACGTGACTCATGATGGAACAGATACTTATATTTCCGAATATTATTTTGATTCTGAATTCTCAACTAATAATTACTCTGGAAATTTTATAGGAACATTTGGTGCCAATATTTCTTCTGGAGTATTATCTTTAAATTATACAAATAATTCGTCTAATAATAATATTATTAGATCAAGAGTTGTTGGATTTGGTACAACAGCAATTGGTACTGGAACATATCGTTTTAAATTGCCTGGGCAATCAAATGGATTTGAAAGAACTGCAATATACAAATCAAATTATTCATCAACAGTTTCTGCAGCATCTACGGAAGTAATAACAATAAACAAAAATGATTTTACAGCAGTCAAATCTTTAGTTAAAGTTGGTTCAGGGTCTACAAATGCACTGCATCAAATTATGTTAGTGCAAGATTCTAATAATTTCTATATTCAACAAGGTGCTTTCCTTTCTGTTGGAAGTACTACTGGAATTGGAACTTTTGGTGGAGAATACTCTGGGAATAATTTTGTACTAAAATTCTACCCAGATTCAACAATAACATCACAAATTAATATTTCTGCATTTAGTCAGTGCATGTATACAATTTTAGATAATGTAAATATTCCACCAGATCTTGTATATGGATCAATTTCAGAATCTATCGATGTTAATTATTACAATGCAATCAATGGGGATAGAATTAATAGAACAGAATTTAATTTAACATCTGATGGATATCCAATTTTTGCAAAAACATTTGATCCATCCAATACTTCCGAATTGAACAGAACTACGGGAACATTTACTATACCAAATCACTTTTTTAGCAATACTGAGCAACTAATTTATACCCCAAAATCAACATTTTTGGGAATTGGTTCTACTGCAATGATGATTAGTCCAACCAATGTTTTGCCTTCTACAGTTTTTGTAATTAAGGTTGATAATAATACATTTAGATTGGCAACAACTAAAAACAATGCTCAAAGTGGTATTGGAGTAACATTTACTTCTGTTGGAGAAGGAAATGCACATATGCTTGAAATGTACAAAAAAAATGAAAAGGCAATTATTACTATTGATAACCTAGTTCAATATCCATTATCATATACCCCAATATCACATACTTTATCGGGGAATGGTGGACAAATTAGTATAGGAACATCAATATTTGCTTTGAGTGGAATAAGCACAATTGCACCAAAAAATATTCTTAAAATAGATAATGAGTATATGGCAGTCGTTAGTGTTGGTTTGGGAACAACTAACGTAGGGCCAATTACGAACAGTGGATCAATTCCACTCGTTGAGGTTTCTAGAGGATTTGTTGGATCATCTTCAACAACACATACTGATTCAACACAAGCAAGAATTTATAAAGGTTCTTATAATATTGTTGGAAATAGCATTTTCTTTACTGAACCACCTAGAGGAAATCCTCAAATAATAAGAGATTCTAGTAATTTAATTTTTGAAACATCTGATTTTGCTGGAAGAGTATATTTAAGGAATAATTATACAACTAATCAAATATATGATGATATTTCTAGCAGATTTACAGGTATTGGTAGAACTTTTACATTAACTGTTGGTGGAGCAAATACTGTTGGATTGGGTTCAACTGGCGGTAATGGTATTTTGTTTATAAATGGTATTTTTCAAACACCAACAACAGATAATAATCCATCAAATAATTTTAAAATTGTTGAAAATTCTATTGTTGGAGTAAGTAGTGTAGTATTTTCTGGTATTACTTCAGCAAATACTTTAGATATTTTTACTTCTCAATTTGATGTAAATCAAAATCAAATTCCTAGAGGTGGAATAATCATTTCTCTAGGATCATCTGCTGGATTGGGATATGCACCTCTTGTTGGAGCAGCTGTGACTGCTGTAGTAGGGGCAGGTGGTTCAATTAGATCTGTTGGTTTGGGAACTACCGATAATCTTGGTTCTGGATACAACGGTATTGTTTCTATAGGAGTTAGTGTATATGAAAGTGGGCATACAGGTACAGCAGCATCTGTAAGAGCATCCGTTGGGGCAGGAGGAACATTATCATTTAGTATCATTAATGGTGGAACTGGATATACCAATCCTAAGATATTTGTATCCGAACCTTCATATGAAAATCTTAGTGTAACGGGAGTATCTAGATTGGGTATAGGTACAACAACATCTACTGGAACCGGACTTTTATTAAATGTTGAAGTTGGTGCAAGTTCAACTACTGGAATAGGATCAACATATTATCAAGTAAATAAATTTAATATTTCTAGACAAGGGTATAATTTCCAACGTGGAGATATATTTAAACCGGTTGGTTTAGTCACTGATTCTAGATTGGGATCTCCATTATCAGAATTTAAACTAACAGTTCTTGATACATTTACCGATTCCTTTGCTGCTTGGCAATTTGGAGAATTTGATTATATTGATTCTATTGTAAATTACCAAGATGGATTTAGAACTAGATTCCCATTATACTATAATAACGAACTATTAAGTTTTGAGTCTCAGGCAGATACTCAAATAAATCTTTCCAATATATTATTAATCTTTGTTAATGGTGTAATCCAAAATCCTGGAGTAGCATACGAGTTTGATGGTGGAACATCTTTTGTATTCACAACTGCACCAAAACCAGAAGATAAAGTTGCAATCTTTTTCTACAGAGGAACCAAAGGTGATGATAGTAGTTTAGTTACAACTATAAATGAAACTATAAAAAGAGGAGATACTGTACAAGTACTTAAAAATAATAGCATTTTTGGTACAATAGCACAGGACAAGAGAACGGTATTTGATTTATCTTTCTCGGATAAATTTGAAACTAATTTGTATTCCGATAATGGAATTGATACTGAAAATTATAAACCATTAAGTTGGATTAAACAGAAAGTTGATAGAAAAATTAATGGAGAGAATGTTTATAAAACTAGAGATTCTATTGAATCTTTAGTATATCCAACAGCAAAAATTATTAAAAATTTCTCATCCACAGATACTCAAATATTTGTTGATAATGCAGATTTCTTCAATTATGAGGAAGAATCTCCAGTCAATTTTAATGCTTTAATTGTTTCTGGAACTACTGATCCAGTATCTGCAGCAGTTACTGCAATAGTCTCTGTTGCTGGTACTATTCAATCATTATCGATTACTAATCCTGGAAGTGGATATACTGGATCATCGGTTAATGTTAAAATTGCTGCTCCATTAACAGTAGGTATTTCAACTTCATTACCTATGGGAATTGGTATTGGTATTGGAAATACTGCAACAGCAACTATTGCAGTCTCTGCTGCAGGATCTCTAACAACACCAATTACAATTACAAATCCTGGATTGGGGTATAGTATTGGTATACCACCAGCAGTTATTGTCCCACTACCAGACCCAACCTATGAAAATATTTCAAATATTTCTTTAGTGAATGGATTTTCTGGCACTATTACAGGAATTGGAACCACAACGGGTAGTGGTGGAAATTCATTGGCACTTAAATTTAATTTAAATGCAGCATCTTATACCGGATTACAAACTGGATATCCAATTTATATCTTTGACACACGTATTGGAAGGGGAGTAACTTCAATTGATAGTTCAGATACTGCAGTTGTTGGTGTTGGATCGACATTCTTAGATAATATTTACTATATTCACCAATTCTCTTATAGTGGTACTACTGGAATTATTACTTGCAATATAAAATCTAATACATCTGTAGTTGGACTTACATCTACAGGTAGTGTATCAAATCCAGTAGGCAAATTCTCTTGGGGAAGGTTGTCAGGATTCACTAGGTCTAGTTCTCCAATTTCTATAGGAGTAACTGGAAATACCATAGATGTTGGATTATCAACTTTCCCAACAATTCAGAGAAGGGGTAATGGTTTGAGATATACTGGAGCACTTCCTAAACTATTATAAATATCTAAAAAACTATTAATATGTCAGCCGTTGTAACAGACCAATTTAGAATATTAAATGCGAGCAATTTCGTAGATTCTGTAATATCTGGCAATAATTCTTATTATGTTTTCTTGGGTTTAGATAATCCAACGACAGTAGGATTTGGAAGAACCACTGATTGGGATTCTAATATCCCAAATCCGACTGACAATTTTCAATATTCTACACATTATAGAGATACTGCCCTATTTGGTAAAAAAATTACCAGTAGCAACATTAGAAAACTCATAAGAAAGGTTACTTGGACTTCAAATACATCTTATGATATGTATAGAGATGATTACAATATTTCAAATCCAACCCCAAATTCAAATTCAAGTAGATTATATGATTCAAACTACTACGTAGTTAATAGTGATTATAGGGTTTATATTTGCATTGATAATGGATCTTCTGGAGAAAGTCCAAAAGGAAATAAATCTCAGGATGAACCAACATTTACGGATTTAGAACCATCTGCAGCAGGAGTAAGTGGGGATGGATACGTTTGGAAATATCTTTTTTCAGTTTCTCCAAGTGATATTATAAAATTTGATTCAACTGAGTACGTTGTTGTTCCCAATGATTGGGCAACATCAACAGATTCTCAAATTGTTTCTGTTAGAGAGGCTGGAAATTCTAACGTAAACTTTAATCAAATTAAAAAAGTATATATTGAAGACGGTGGAACTGGTTATAGTTCTGGAACAGTTGATATTCTTGGTGATGGTAGTGGTGCTAGAGTATCAATTACTGCTACTGGTGGAGTAATAACTTCTGCTGTTGTGACTTCTGGTGGTAGTGGGTATACTTATGGGATTGTTGATTTAGGAAATCTTCAACCATCTGGAAGTATTCCAAATCCAGCAAAATTAATACCAATTATTCCACCATCTAAAGGACACGGATATGACATTTATTCGGAATTAGGTACTGATAAAGTATTAGTATATGCAAGATTTGACGATTCAACTAAAGATTTTCCAACAGATACTCAATTTTCTCAAGTTGGAATTATAAAAAATCCAACCACATTTACTTCAAATACTACTGTTTTTACTCAAAATCAATATTCATCACTCTATTCGATAAAACTTACTTCATCATTTAGTGGAACTCCAGTGATTGGAGGAGAAATTACACAAACAAGAACAGATGGAAAAATTGCAAAGGGATATGTAGCTTCATATGATACTGAAACTAGGGTTTTAAAATATTTTAGAGATAGATCTTTGTATTTTGGCAATAGTAAAGATCAAACCGATTATAATACAGTTACTACAGATTCTAATGTTTATGATTTTGAATCATCTGCAAATAGCATTGCACCATTTGCAGGATCTATTGATACCTCATTTAATGACAATAAGGTTACGATTGGAAGTAAAATTATAGATTTGGGTGTAACTTTTTCAAATGGACTTGCAAATCCAGAGATAAATAAAAAGACAGGAGACATAATTTATATTGATAATAGACCCCTGGTTGTAAGAGACATCAGACAAAAAGAAGACGTTAAAATTATTCTGGAATTCTAACAAAAATGGCACAAAAAACAGATTTAAACATTAGCCCATACTATGATGATTTTGATTCTGAAAAGAATTTTTATAAAGTCTTATTTAATCCGGGGAGACCAGTTCAGGCAAGAGAACTAACAAGTTTACAATCCATTCTACAAAATCAAGTAGAATCTTTTGGAAGTCATATATTTAAAGAAGGATCAGTGGTGATCCCTGGCAATATTGCCTATGATGGACAATTTTATTCAGTAAAACTTAATTCAACAAATTTTGGAGTTGATATTTCACTCTATATTAATGATTTTATAGGTAAAAAAGTAACAGGTCAAATATCAGGAACAACAGCAACGATTCAATATGTTGCTCTTCCAGATGGTATTAATGTAGAAGATTTGACAATATATGTAAAATACTTAGATTCTGATAATAATTTCCAATTCAATCCATTCCAAGATGGTGAATCATTAATTGCTGAAGAGAATGTAACTTACGGAAATACCACTATTAATGCTGGTACCCCTTTTGCATCTTTAATCTCATTAAATGCAACCTCAATAGGATCTGCAGCATCTATTGGAGATGGTGTATATTTTATTAGAGGATATTTTGCAAATGTATCTAAACAAACTATAATCCTTGATAATTATACAAATACTCCTTCATATAGAGTTGGATTGCAAATTAGTGAATTAATCATTAGTGCAAAGGATGATAGTTCATTATATGATAATGCTAAAGGTTTTACAAATTATGCTGCTCCTGGTGCAGATAGACTTAAAATTAATTTAACACTAAGTAAAAAATTAATATCTGATACTAATGATACAGATTTTGTTGAGCTATTAAGGGTTCAGGATGGAAAAATTAAAAAAATTGAAACTAAAACACAATATAATATAATTCGTGATTATCTAGCAGAAAGAACATATGATGAATCTGGAGATTATGCAGTAACTCAATTTAATCCATCAATACACAATTCATTAAATGATAGATTGGGCAATAATGGACTATTCTTTGATACAGAAACAACCGAGCAGGGTAATACTCCTTCAGATGACTTAATGTGTATAAAAGTTTCTCCAGGAAAGGCTTATGTAAGGGGATATGATGTAGAAAAAATCTCGACAACTATTATTGATGTTGAAAAACCAAGAGATACTAAATCTATAAGTAATGTTAATATTCCTTTTGAAATGGGGAATATTATAAGAGTTAATAACGTATCTGGAGCTCCAAAACAAAAATATCCAATAGAATTGTATAATCAATTTGGTGGAGCAGGATCTAAAATTGGTGATGCTAGAGTATACAATTTTAGTTTAACTGATGCGGCATATACTAACGGAGTAACTAATTGGGATTTATATCTTTATGATATTCAAACTTACATCTCATTAGGTTTAAATTCTTCTATTTCAAATTCAGAATTACCTGCAACATCATTTGTAAAGGGTAAGAGTAGTGGTGCTAGTGGATATGCAGTTTCTGCTGGTGGTGCATCTACTACAATTAGTTTGAGACAGACCTCTGGAACATTTTTAGTTGGAGAACAGTTAATTATTAATGGAATTGATTTTGCAAGAACCATTAGAACTGTAACTGCATATTCCACCGAAGATATTAAGTCCGTATATCAGGGAACTGGTGTATCAGGACTTCCTGTAAATTTCAATGCAGATTGTTTACTTGAAAGATTTAAACTTCCAAATGGTTTAAATCAATTAAGTATCACCTCTGGAGGAACCGTAACCACTGCTACTGCAGGCAATGTATTTACTGGGGTAAAGGTAGGAAGTATCATCAGATATCAAAGAGTTGGATTTAGTACTGAAACTTATAATAGAGTATCTTCTGTTGCAGCAGATGGATTATCAATTACTGTTTCTGGCATCAATACTGTTTCTGGTATATTTGATGGAGCGTTACCTTCAAGTACAATTCAACCAACAGTTTTACTTGGTTCAGCAATTATAAGAAATGAAGGTGCTGGATATCTATATGCTCAACTTCCAGATTCCAATATTTCTTCAGTAAATCTTTCAGATTCATTATTAACAGTTTCTAGTCAAATAACAGGAGAAACTACAAGTCCTTCTGGGGTATTAACCTTTGATTTATCCGCAATTACTGGAATTACTAGCTCATTTTTTGCTACATTTGATCAGGAAAGATACTCTGTCCATTATTCAGGAGGTGGAATTGGAACAATAACATCTGATCAATTCTCTCTTAATGGAAATACTGTAACCATCAGCGGATTAACCGCTAGCCAGAGCAATATTACTGTAAATACAACTTTAATTAAAAATGGAATTCAAAGTAAAATAAAGGAATATAATAGAAGTCAAACTTTATCAGTATCACTATCAAAATACTCACAATCTGGAAGTGGAATTAGTTCTTCAATTGGTGATGGACTTACGTACAATCAGTATTATGGACTAAGAGTTCAAGATGAAGAAATATCACTAAATTATCCAGATGTAGTAAAAGTAATATCAGTATATGAATCATTCGATTCTTCAGCACCAACATTAGATCAAGTACAATTTACATCTAGTGCCAATGTAACAACAAATGCAATTATTGGTGAAAATATATTAGGAAATAACAGTAAAGCAATTGCAAGGATTGTTTCAAAACCATCAGCAAATGTTTTGGGTATCGTATACTTAAATCCAGAAAGATTGTTGGTAGGAGAAACTGTAACATTTAAAGATTCAAATATAACTACGGAAATTGAATCAATTACTTTTGGGAAGTATAAGGACATAACAAATTCATATACGTTGGATAAAGCACAAAAAAATCAATATTACGATTATTCCAGGATTGTCAGAAATAAAAATACAGCAGAACCTTCTAAACAACTTTTAATAGTATTTGATTATTATTCTGTGCCCTCCAATGATAATGGTGATGTATTTACGGTATTGAGTTATAATCAGGATAGATTTGCAACCGATATCCCCACTATTGGGCCAAGATCAGTAAGATCTTCCGATACTTTAGATTTTAGACCAAGAGTCTCAATATTCTCAACAAATACTTCATCACCATTTGATTTCAATTCTAGAAATTTTACTACTGAACCAAAATTAATTCTTTCCGCAAATGAAAGTTCTTTAATTGGATATGAGTATTATTTACCAAGAATTGATAAGTTATATCTTGATAAATTTGGGAGTTTTATTCTGGAAAAAGGTGTATCAGCAAGAGATCCAAAGGCACCAAATAAAAATGATGCTGTAATGGAAATTGCAACAATTAAACTGCCACCATATCTTTACAACCCATCTGATGCCATTCTTTCATTGGTTGACAATAGAAGATATACAATGAGGGATATTGGGTTAATTGAGGATAGGGTTGAGAATTTAGAAAGAGTTACTTCATTATCATTACTTGAAATAAACACACAAACTCTTCAAATTCAAGATTCTGAGGGTAGGAATAGATTTAAGACTGGATTTTTTGTCGATGATTTTAAAAACTATTCATTAATCAATAAACAGTTATCTAATATCAGAGTTAATACTGTAGCAAATGAATTAACACCAATTAGCAGTAGAAATTCATTAAAATCACAAATTGCACCAGCAATTGCAATTAATGATGAAGATTTAGATTTATCAGAAAACTTTGAACTGTTGGATCCAAATATTCAAAAAACAGGAAAATCCGTAACTTTAAAATATGAATCGATAGGATGGATTGAGCAAGCATTTGCAACAACAGTTGAGAATGTGAACCCATTTAATGTTATTGTTTATAGTGGAGATCTTAAATTAAATCCAGAAATTGATACTTGGGTAAGAACTGTTCAACTTCCAGATAAAAATGTTAGTGTAACATTAAATTCTACAAGAACTCTTGAGAAAAATCTAGTAAGCAATGCTTTTGTTACTCTAACCCCCATTCAAACTACGAGTAGCAGCACGGTCAATCTTCCTGAGATACGTGGTCGAGGAAATAACAGGGTAGTTGGGGTTGAAAATACACAAACTTCATCAACTGCTACCAGTACCACATCCAATACAACACAAAGTATTGATTATGACACAGTAAGTAATACTGATACTACTATTAGAAATGTTTTAATTTCTTCATCCAATGAATCTTATATGAGATCCAGAAATACTGAATTTTCTGCATCAAATTTAAAACCAGGAACACAATTTTATCAATTCCTTGATGGAAATAGTGGTGTTGATTTTATTCCAAAATTAGTTGAAATTGCAAATGATTCAACATTAGCAAATTATGGTGCTTCTGGTGCATTTATAGTTGGTGAAACTATTGTTGGAACATATGCAAACAGCAATTTAATTACATTTAGAGTTGCTACCTCAAATCATAAGTATGGAAAGTTTAATTCACCATCTACAACATATACAATAAATCCATATATTAAGGGTGAATCCATACCATCAGCATATAGTCAATCATCAAAAGTTCTGAATGTTGATACATCTTCACTATCACACGAAGACCAAGGAAAATATTCTGGATATTTAGTTGCTGGAATGAAATTAGTCGGACAAACTAGTGGTGCAGTTGCGTATGTGAAAGATTTGAGACTAATCTCCGATAATTATGGAGATTTGATTGGAGCATTCTACTTAAGAGATCCAAATGCAAATCCAACTCCAACTGTTAGGATTAATACAGGAACTAAGACCTTTAAGTTGACATCAAGTTCAACAAATGATTTGGGTCTTCCTGGTAGCAATTCAATTTCATCTGCAGAAACAAATTATAATGCAGATGGAACTCTTGAGCAGTGGGAGAACACTGTTACTGCAACTACAACTAACTTAACAACGAAAACAGTAACTAACTTAACAACAAATACAACACAATCAGTTACGACAATAAACACTCATACAACAACAACAATTCAAAGATATGTTGACCCTCTTGCACAATCATTTGTTGTTGGTGGAAATGTTGAAGCACCTTCACCAACATCAACAAATGATGATGTTAATGGAGCATTCTTAACTGCGGTTGATTTATTCTTTGCAAGTAAAGATAGTGGTAATGCACCAGTAAAAGTTGAAATAAGAACTGTTGAACTAGGAACACCAACAAGAGTTGTAATTGGAACTCCAGTTACATTGAGACCAGATGAAGTTAATGTCTCCAGTGATGGAGAAACTGCAACTAAAGTTACTTTTAGTGAACCAATTTATCTTCCACCCGGAAGAGAATATGCAGTTGTAATTATTTCAGAAAATAGTGATCAATATGAATTATGGACTGCAGTTATGGGTGAAAAAACAGTAAATACCAAATCACTTCCAGATGTTGATAGTGTTACTTATTCCAAACAGTTCTCTATGGGAAGTTTGTTTAAGTCTCAAAATGGATCCATATGGACAGCAAATCAATACCAAGATCTTAAATTTAAACTTTATAAAGCACAATTTACATCATCAACAGGAACCGCTTTCTTCTACAATCCAACATTAGATGAAAGTAATGGATATGTTCAAAGATTAGACAATAATCCATTAACAACTTTACCAAAAACAATTACAGTTGGAATCACTACAACAACAAATGCACCACTAATTGCCAATTTGTCTAAAGGCAGAAAAATTGCCGATGGATCAAAAAATTACGTATATGGGTATATTGTTGGAACTGGAAGTTCAGTTTCATCTGTAGGACTTACTACAGGTGGAAGTAATTATGTTACTGATACTTCTGTAGATACCTACAATATTACTGGAAGTGGTTCTGGTCTTGTATTGAATATCACTGCAACCAGTGGTTCAATTACAGGAACACCAACTATAGTAAATCCAGGAAATGGATATGCTATTGGAGATGTTGTTGGAATAGTAACATCTACAGTATCAAGCAATACTGGAAAAAATGCAAGAATTACTATTGGAGCAATTGGCAGCAGTCTTGATACATTATACCTATCAAATGTTCAGGGAGAATCCTTTACTGTTGGAGCTGGATTAAGCTATTATAATGATGCCGGTACATTGGTATCCCTTGCAAGTACTTTTATTAGAAGTTCTTCAAGTTCTGGAAATCAAAATTCTGGTAATTTTATAAAAGTAGGACATTTTAATCACGGAATGTATGCAAAAAATAACAAATTAACATTAAGTAATATTGAGTCAAGTCTGTCACCAACTATTCTTTCTGCAACTTTAACTGCACAACAAGTATCTACCATTAGTATTGGAGACACAGCAAATTTTGGAACCTTTGAGGGAGTTGCAGTAGGTGCAGCAAATACTGGATATGTAAAAATTGAGAATGAAATTATTGCATACAATAACGTTGGGAATGGTACGTTAACACTTGCATCTAATGGGAGAGGAATGGATTCTACTATTGTAATTCCCCATGATATCAATAGTTTAGTATATAAGTATGAATTAAATGGAGTTTCATTGAGGAGAATTAATAAAACTCACGATATTAGTGATGTTAATATTGGACTAGATGAATATTACATTGAAATTGATAGATCTTCAAATGGATCCAATAGAAGTGTTGACGGTGCATCATCAACTATGCCTCAGTTATCATTTACTTCAGAGGCAAATCTAGGAGGTTCTAAAGTACTTGCAACTGAAAATATTCAATATAGTTCAATAGTACCAAATTATGATATTATTACCCCAGGATCTTCTACTTCTGCTACTGCCATAATTAGAACTACTTCTGGAACTAGTGTTAGTGGCAATGAGGTATCATTCCTCGACAATGGATTTGAACCAATTCAATTAAATACATTAAATTCTTTAAAATCAGTAAGACTTGTATGCTCTAAGGAGAACGAAACTGAATATCTTAGCAATCTGCCCAGAAATAAATCATTCACTACTGGAATAACATTAAATACATCAGATAGTAATTTATCACCAATTATCTATTTGGATACTACATTTACCGAATTTATCTCTAGTCGTTTAAATAACCCAATTTCAGATTATGCATTAGATGGAAGAGTTAATTCAGTATTAAATGACCCACATGCTGCAGTATATGTATCAAATACTGTTAATTTGTCCCAACAGGCAACTACATTAAAAGTTATTTTATCTGCATATCGTCATTCTTCTGCTGATTTTAGAGTTCTTTATAGTTTAATTAGACCAGATTCTAGTGAAGTTGATCAATCATTTGAACTATTCCCCGGATATGACAATTTGGCATATACTACTATCCAAGGTTATAAAGTTTTAGATAAATCAAAAAATAGTGGATTGCCAGATACTTTTGTAAGTCCCAGTTTGGATAATCAATTCCTTGAGTATCAATTTACTGCTGACAATCTTGATTTGTTTAGTGGATATACAATTAAAATTGTAATGTCCGGAACTAATCAGGCATATCCACCAAGGATCAAAGAACTTAGAACACTTGCTGTAAGATGATACGAGTAGAAGGGCATCAGAATCTCTATAGAGATGAAAGGTCGGGGGCAATTGTAAATTGCGACTCTGCCGCATATAATCAATATTTGAATTCATTGTCTATTAGAGATTCTCAAAAAAGAGAATTAAATGAAATGAGAAGAGATATTGATGAGATTAAAAACCTTCTTAAGGAGTTATTAAATGGATCCAAATAGTATTGATCTGGAAAGCATCGACAAATTATTTGAATATGAAAAACATTCTAGAGTAATAGACCAATTAGATCAAGAAGAATTAAAAATATTTGCAAAATCATATTGCAAATTATACCTAAAGCAACAAGAAGTAATATCAGTTCTAGGTTCTCTATAAACATAAATAGAAAGTAGATCTTAAATATGGTTAAATGGCAGCAGTATATGTCACTAATCTAGTAATAAATTCTGGTGCAGATTTTTCACAGTCTTTTACCTTGGAAGGTACTGACAACAATTCTGCATTAAATTTAACAGGATATGCTGTTAATGCTCAATTTAGAAAATGGTCGGGTAGTTCAACTTCGGTAAGTTTTGGCACTTCAATAACTAATCCACCAACTTTAGGTCAAATATATTTAACATTATCTTCACAAAATACATCGTCACTGAAACCAGGAAGATATGTGTATGATATAGTACTTAATGATAGTTATGGAGTTAAAACACGAGTAGTTGAAGGAATGGTTCTCGTAAGGGAGGGAGTTACTCGATAATGTCTGACATAAAGGTAAGAGTTGGTCAACAAAATTCAGTAAAAATACTTGCTAGTGTTTCTGGTGGGAATGCATTTTCCGAAAATGCGGTAAATGCAATAAATGTAATTGGTGGAAATGTCAATGCCTCTCAGGTTTATGTGAGTGGGTTATCGACATTTGTTGGAATAGCAACTTTTAGAAATGATGTTTATATTGGTGGAAACCTTTATATAAAAGATGATTTAAGATTTGATGAATTTACTGCCAGAAATGCAAATATAACGGGAATTGCAACTGTTTCTGGTGCTTTCTATTATGGACAATATAATACTGGAGGAGTTGCATATTTCAATTCTTCTGGTCTTATGGTCTCTACTGGATCAACCAGTTCTGCAATTAATTATACAAACTATATACTTACAACGAACAATTCTGGAATACCAACCTGGTCCAGTGTAATAGATGGAGGATCATACTAATGGCAAAACCAGCAAGTAGACAAGGACTAATAGATTATTGTCTAAGACGCCTAGGTGCCCCTGTATTAGAGATTAACGTTGATGATGACCAGATAGATGATTTAGTCGATGATGCCCTTCAGTACTTTCAAGAGAGGCATTTTGATGGCGTTGAGAGAATGTATTTGAAATATAAAATTACTCAAGCAGATCTTGATAGGGGTAGAGGTAGAAATACAAATGGTGTAGGAGTAACCACAACTACAGCAACATCAAATGTTACTGGTATTGGCACTGTAACATATAATTTTTATGAAACTTCAAATTATATCCAAATACCAGATTCAGTTATAGGTATTGAAAAAATATTTAAATTCGATACTAGTTCCATTTCTGGTGGAATGTTTAGTATCAAATATCAGTTGTTTTTAAATGATTTATATTATTTTAACTCAGTTGAACTTTTACAATATGCTATGGTTAAATCATATCTCGAAGATATTGATTTTCTATTGACTACAGATAAACAACTTAGATTTAATAAAAGGCAAAATAGATTATATTTGGATCTTGATTGGGCATCACAAAAAACAGATCAATATATTGTCATTGATTGCTATAGAATACTTGATCCAAACCAATTTACGAATGTTTATAACGATAGTTTTATTAAAAAATACCTTACTGCATTAATCAAAAAGCAGTGGGGACAAAATTTAATTAAATTTAGGGGTGTCAAACTTCCTGGTGGAGTTGAATTGAATGGTAGAGAAATATATGAAGATGCTGAAAAGGAATTGGAAGATATTAAGCAGAGAATGTCACTTGAATATGAACTACCACCTTATGACTTTATTGGATAATTATGGCACTTAATCCCTTTTTTCTACAAGGTTCAGCAAACGAACAAAGATTAATTCAAGAACTCATAAATGAGCAATTGAAAATATATGGAGTTGAAGTCACTTATATTCCAAGAAAATTTGTAAGAAAAGAAACTATAATAAAAGAAGTAACCTCGTCAAAATTTGATGATAATTTTGCCCTTGAAGCATATGTTGCAAACTATGAGGGATATAGTGGATCTGGAGATATTTTAACAAAGTTTGGAATGAGTTTAAAGGATGAACTTACTTTAATTGTTTCAAAAGAAAGATTTGAGGATTTCATATCACCATTCTTAGTGGCAATGGATGATGATGAGATTGTACTGGCATCTCGTCCAAGAGAAGGTGATATTGTTTATTTTCCTTTAGGTAGAAGACTATTTGAAATTAAATTTGTCGAGCACGAGCAACCATTCTACCAGTTGGGTAAAACTTATGTTTATGAATTAAAATGTGAACTCTTCGAATATGAAGATGAAGTTCTTGATACAACTCTTGACGAAGTTGATCAGACAATACAGGATCAGGGATACATTACATCTTTAGAGTTGGTATCGATGGGTTCTACTGCAACTGCATCATCTGTATTATCCACCGGATATGTTCAAAAAATATATTTAACTAATGATGGTTCTGGATATACTTCGACTCCGATTGTTGCAATATCAACTGCTCCGGCAGGAGGTATAAATGCGAGTGCTGTTGCTATTACTACTAGTGTTGGTGGTGTTTATTCTATTAGAGATATAGTTTTAACAAATGCTGGTGCTGGATATTCTATTGCACCATCAATTGTGATCAGTGGAGGAGGTGGATCTGGAGCAGCTGCAACCTGTGGAATACAGACTGCATATAATGGTATAAGAGTTATTAGTATTGGGAATAGTGGATCTGGATACGTGAATCCACCCACCATTTCAATCAGTGCTCCAACAACCGGACCTGGAATTGCAGCTTCCGCATTTGCAACTCTTCAAGGTACAAATATTTCTAAAATATATGTTTCAAATGCTGGAGCAGGATTTACTGTAGCACCGACAATTACATTAGGTGCTCCTCCGATTATTTCTGGCACTGGCAATTTTATTTTTAATGAAGAAGTAGTTGGATCTACATCAGGAACTGTTGCAAGAGTTAAATCTTGGGATAAAGATACTAATATTTTAGAAATATCGATCAATAATGGACAATTCTATCCTGGAGAACTAGTTGTAGGATCCGCTTCTTCGGCAAGATATTCGGTTAAAACACACAATATGACTTCATTACATGATAAATATGAAGAAAATGATGAAATCGAAACAGAAGCAGATCTTATTGTAGATTTCTCAGAATCAAATCCATTTGGTAACTATTAATGTTAGGAACTTATTACTACCATCAAATTATAAGAAAGACAATTATTGCTTTTGGAACAGTCTTTAACGAAATTCACATTCAACATCAAAATTCCAATGATAGTGTAATCAGTGATATGAGGGTTCCACTGGCATATGGACCAGTGCAGAAGTTTTTGGCAAGAATTGAGCAGCAACCAGAATTAAATAAACCAATTGCAATGACATTGCCCAGAATGTCATTTGAGATGACTTCTATTCAATATGATTCAACAAGAAAGGCAGGAGTTACTCAAACTTTTAAGGCATCTGACGGAACAAATCTAAAGAAGGTTTTTATGCCTGTTCCATACAACATTGGATTTGAACTTAATATTCTTACAAAATTAAATGACGATGCCTTACAGATTGTCGAACAAATTCTTCCATATTTTCAACCATCATTTAACTTAACAGTAGATCTAATTGATTCTATTGGAGAAAAGAGAGATATTCCAATTGTTTTAGACTCAGTATCATTTCAAGATGATTATGAGGGAGATTTTTCCACAAGAAGATCCTTAATATATACTTTACAATTTACGGCAAAAACATATCTGTTTGGTCCTATTGCAAATACTACAGACGGTCTCATCCGTAAGGTTCAGGTTGATATGTATTCCAGTACTGATACTACAACTGCTAAACGTGAAATGAGATATACTGTAACTCCAGATCCTATTAATGCTGTACCAGATGATGACTTCGGATTCAATGAGAATTGGGAGTTCTTTAATGATTCCAAGACTTATAGTCCAACACAACAGACTGATATTTGATGACTTATGAACAATAATTATGAAGATATTGATAAAGCACTCAATATCGAGAGCAGTATAGTTGAAGTAGAGAAATCTGTAGAAAAGATTGATATTGTACCATCAAAACCCGATGATATTAGAAAAGACTATGAATATACAAGAGCAAATCTATATTCATTAATTGAGAAGGGTCAAGAGGCAATCAACGGAATTATGGAACTTGCAGGAGAAGGTGGTTCTCCAAGAGCATATGAGGTTGCCGGTCAATTAATTAAGAGTGTTGCAGATACAACTGATAAGTTAATTGACTTGCAGAAGAAATTGAAAGATGTCGAAGAAGATACTGTAAAATCACCTAGCAGTGTGACCAATAATGCTTTGTTTGTTGGGTCAACATCAGAACTTTCAAAAATACTCAAACAAGGTTTTCTAAATAGTAAAGATTAGTCTTTACGAATAATGAAAGAGCAGCTGAAACCATATAAAACTGTAGAGCAGATTGCAAAGAAACATCGTATGGATGTCTCCGATATTCAGAAGCAACTTGATATGGGTGCTCCTATTGAACACGAGCACACAAAAAATCAAAAACTTGCTGTTGAGATTGCATTACAGCATTTAGATGAAATTCCAGACTATTATACTCGTCTAAAGAAAATGGAAGCAGATGCAAAGAGGGAACATAAAAAGTTTAAGGATGTAAAGGAACAAAAGTCGGAAATGAGATATTGTGGTCTTTGTAGAAAGGAAGAATCCCAAGAAGATTGCAAGTATGGCCCAGATATGTGGAGCAAGTATACAAGACCCCAAGAAATGCTAACTCAAAATCAAATGAAATATGATCCCAATAGACCTCATCCCGCAAATGAGGAGAAGGACTACGAGTATTCAATGGCTCGATCCGAACTTAGCACGATTATGAATGCTGCTAGAAGACTAAAGAAAAAAATGAAGGGTGAAGGTAATATTGAAGCTTGGGTTCAGTCAAAGATTACAAAGGCAGCAGATTATATTGATACTGCGGCAGATTATATTGATGGTGGAGAAAGTAAAGTTAATGAGGATGTAACGATTGAAGATGCAAACGGTAATACTTTTGTTCAGATTATTGATATCATCAAAGCAGACCGTCTTGTAAAGGAAGCAAAGTCTGGTGATCAAGGTCTTCGTGATTGGTTTGGAAAATCAAAATCATCCACAGGAAAAAAAGGGTGGGTTCAACTTGGTGGAAAATTTGCAGGAGAACCTTGTGCCCGTCAAGAAGGACAAACTTCTACACCAAAATGTGGTAGTTCAAAAATGGCAGCAAATCTTTCACCCGAAGAAGAAGAAAAAGCAAGAATTAGAAAAAATCGTTTGGATCCAAATCAACCACAAAAATCTGGTGGAGCAAAACCAACGAATGTAAGAACCGAAGAAATTAATATCCAAGAAGTAAAGGATAAACCGGGAAAGGGTAGTGGCAAAAAAGATGCCTGCTACAGTAAAGTAAAGTCTAGATATGATGTTTGGCCTAGTGCATATGCATCTGGAGCACTTGTTAAGTGCCGTAAAGTTGGTGCCGCAAATTGGGGGACAAAATCAGAAGATTGCTGGGATGGTTATAAGCAAGAGGGTATGAAGAAAAAAGGTAAAAAAACTGTTCCAAATTGCGTTCCAGAACAATTAAGTTTTGAAATTGGTGGTGGACATAAAGCAGCACAGAAGCAAGCAAAAATTAGAAATCTTGCTACAGGAACTAGCAATCCTAATGAAAAGAAGGTTGCTTTGGGAAAACTCTCCGGGCCATCACTTCCACTTGCAAACTCATATACTCCAAAAACATTTGCGAAATTTATGACAGAAGCATCACCTGCTTGGCAAAGAAAAGAGGGAAAGAATTCTGAGGGTGGTCTAAACAAAAAAGGGATTGCTTCTTACCGCAAAGAGAATCCTGGATCAAACCTATCACTTGCGGTTACAACTAAACCATCAGAATTAAAAAAAGGATCAAAATCAGCAAATCGCAGAAAGTCTTTTTGTTCCCGTATGAGTGGAATGAAAAAGAAACTCACATCGGCAAAAACTGCGAATGATCCTAATTCAAGAATCAATAAATCATTAAGAAAGTGGAATTGTTAGTATGTCTCAAGACTTGAATGATTTCTTTAAATTATTGGCAGAAGATAAGAAAAAGAAAAAAGAAGAATTTGATTCCGTAGTCGGAGACTTGGGATTAGATTCTCTTTTTGGAGAATTTGCTAATCTAAAGAAGGAAACTAAAAAGAAAAAGGTACAAGAACAAAAAACTGTTAAAGCCTTTGAGAAATGGTTGTATTCAGAGACAACCAAGGAACAAGAACAAATTATTGAGGATGTAATTGAAGAGTCTTTGGATGAAGTTCTTGAGGTATTGGAAGACCATAAGGAAGAACCCAAAGAGGAACTGATTGAAAAATCATTAGGACTTCTTGCCGAACCAAGTGATGTTAAGCAACAAAATGATCCATTAACTCCACTGGATCAAAAGTTCGCAACACTTGATGATTTACAAAAGCATTACAGCACTTTCCTTTCTCGTATTCAACAACAACTATCAACAGTTGGTGGAGGAGGAGAAACCAGATTAAGATACTTGGATGATATTGTAGGCATCGCAACTAATTCTGGTGCTTATAATAATAAATTTTTACAATGGAATTCCACAACAAATCAAGCAGAGTTTGTTGATCCAAATGATGTTGGTGGCACAACAATTGTAAATATCTCTGGTATTACCACTTACTATCAGGCATCAAATGTTGACGATTATATTGGTGTAAATGCAAATGTTCCAGTAACAATTGTATTACCCCAAATTCCTTCTTATGGTAAGAAGTTAATCGTAAAAGACGAGGGTAATAAGATTGCTACATACAATATAACAGTCCAGGCAGGTGCTGGAACAAGTGTAGAGAATGATAGTTCAGTTATTATGACTATCAATCATCAAAGTTTTACTTATTTTTACAATGGTTCTAATTGGTTCTTAATCTAATATGTCTTATAATCCTCTTCCACAACCAGCACAATCCGTAGTTCTTACAGGTGCTGGAACATCATTAGTTACTTATGCTAACCCATTTCCAGTATCTCTTGGAAGTTCAAGTATTACAATTAATGGAAGCATTACAATTCCAACAACTGTAAGTGTTGCAAGTTCTCCTGCAAATCCAGTACATACTCATATTACAGAAGTTGGTTCAAGTGGTATTTTGCAGGATATGGGTATTCCTTATCTTCCAGTAGGTATATCAACTTTTAATAATATTATAGTTATCAAACAATCTGAAGGCAGTT